TCATCGTTGCGGATTTAATAATCCCCGTTTCACTCATCTCTTCTTCTGCCTTGGGCAACATACACAAGATATGGTATGTGGCCGGATCGGGCACTTGTTTGGCTTTTTCTTCCGTGGATGTGTTTAGCAACCCACGCAGATCAACAGCCTTAACATCAAACTCAGTCATCTTCATATTCCTTGGTTTTTCGCACGAGATCAGCAAGTTCGTACTGCGCGGTTTGCAGACCTCGGATAGTCCCGCACAGTTCTTTGTAATGCTCGTGGGATTTCGCACCACCAGCACTGACAACATCAACCAACTGCTTGACGTGTTCGTCAAGTTTCTTGTTTAGTACTTCAAGCAGATTGGCCATGATTACTCCCTATTACCTTGTAATAACTTTTGAATTCTGTCCATTTCAGCGTGCTCTAATTTCTGTGCATGTACTTGCCCGCCATGAGCCATCTTCTGCTGGGTCTGAGCTTGTTGCTGTTGCATAGCTTGCTGTTGCTGGGCCTGAGCTTGTTCAAGCTCCATCCGTTTAGCAGCCATCTCCATACCGTGTAACTCCTGCGCTTGCATAATCTCCTGCTGCAGTCGCATGGATGCCATGGCTGGGTCTTCACCTGTTTTAGCCGCGTTCTCTTGCGCTTTAAGTGACAACTCCTCGGCCTTAAGCTGCAAGTCACCCTTGACTTTAAACGCTTTAATGTCAGCTTCCTGTTTCTTGATAGCCAACTCTGCCTGCTGCAACTGCATGACTGGGTCTTGCGCCATCTGCTGAGCTTGTTGTTGCGCGGCCTGACCTTTACTCGCAGCCAGCACTTGTTGTGCGCCTTGGGCAACCAGACGTGACAACATAACTTCTGCGTCTTCTGGCATTGCTTCGTCGGGTGGTGGCAACGGTACGCCAAGCTGTTCTTCCACTTTCTTGCGGTACGCAAACGCCAAGTGTTCTGCAATGTGCGCCTGAATCTCGGCCATCATTTTCTGAGCTTGTGGGTTCTGGCCAATCTGCGCCATTATGAGCGGGTCCTGCATCATTGATGTATGTACAGAAATGTGTGCGTCGTGGTCTTGATAGATAAACGCTTTAGTGGGTTTGCCATTCAGGAACGCCATGTTTTCGCTGACCGGATCGCGTGGTGTCATGTCGTCATCTGTAGGTACAAGCTTCTCAGCATTTTTTACACCCAACACCTCGATCATCTGACGGTGCAATATGGGCAAATCGTAAATCTGTGGGGCTTGTTGCGCCAACTGCATCACCGCTTGGTACTGCATGATGCGCTGCGCCATTGTTGCGCTGTTCGGATCGCTGACTGGAATTACGTCCACCATGTCGTAATCTTCTTGCTTTGCCATGCGGTCGCCGCTTGATGGGTCAAAGCTGTACTGATCTGGTGTGTAGTCGCGGATGATGTCACGCAGGAGTTTAAACTCTTGCTTCATGCTGTAGTGCACGCGGGCCTGTACAGCGGACATTGTCTTTAACTGACGCTCAAGTAGCGCAAGCGTGGTACCCACCGGAGCATTTGCGCTCATGTCGCTGATGTTCATATCAGCAATAGAGCCAAGGCGTTTGCCCTCGTCGGTGATTTGGTTCAGTAACGCCAGCAGAACCTGTGATGGTTCTTTGTACGGCAACATCATGATGTTGTCTTTGACTGCGCCGCTTGGCACATCTACATCACGGAACTCACCGGGGTTGATTGGTGTATCGTCACCCTTGATTCGCAAGCCACGAGCCTTTAAGCCACCGGGCAAGTTAGCCAACGTACCCGCGTCCACGAGTTGACGAATGATAGAAGTACCTGCGCGTGCGTAGCCGCCGATCAAGTGGATCAAGCCAAGACCGTAAGCACCAAAGCCGGGTATGTATGTGTACTGTACGAAGTGATCGCGTTTTAGTTTGCGCTTGTCTTCTGGGTTCCAGTTACGGCGGATGGCCAACACTTTGTTAGTGCCGCGATCTATTGTCACCACGTATGGCAGTGCAATCTCATCTTCATCCTCGTAACCCGGCAAGTCGTAGTCAACGTGCATCTCCAGAATCTGATAGCGGTCGTCATCTGTGAGCGTAAAGCCTTGGTCTTCCGCTTTCTTCTTCTCAATATCCGTATGTATGACTTGCGGCTCACCCAACTCAACGTCACGATAGAAACCCGCCACCTGCAGCTTCTTCATGTCGTTCTTGGTCTTACGCATGATGTGGGTTACACGATCAGACGTCTTCAAACTCGACGCACCATAAGGAATGATGATGTCTTCAGCAGGAATAAACACCGCAATCTGGCGAGCCAGACCGGGGTCGTAATAAACTTTCTTAAACGCGCTGCCAGCCAAACCAAGGGAGTACAGCATCTTCTCATGCTCGGGGCGATACTCAGACATTACCTCGGTTAACTGGTAATTCATGTCCTCCCGGACACGTTCCGCAGCCTCTTCTTTAAGACGATCAATGGCACCAATGATTTCCGTTTTAACAGGACCCTGAGCCGGGAACGTTTCAATAATAGTCTCGCTCTGGAACCGAACAGCGGCCTCTGTGAGGACAGTGGAGAATACGCCACAGGCTCCCAACCACGGTTCCGTTCTCTCCTCATACTTCATCCCCAAAACGTCTAGACCTTTAACGTACATCTCAACCCAGTCTTTGCGGCTGCCAATGTCTGCATCTACTAGTTCAACTAAATCACTGGCAAGTTTCTGCAACTCGCCCTCGTCCATCTTTTCAGCAAGGTTAGCGTCAAAGTCGTCGCTCTTATCGCCTGCAACAATCTCCATCAGGTCGATCTCAACACCGTCCATGCCGACGATCACACCCTCAGGGTTCTCAATCTGAATCTCAAGACCGGGGCCTTCGTCCATCTCGGGGGCCAGTGCGTCCAACCCAAGCGGTGCTGGGTTCAAAGAGGGGAACATATTAGTAGCCATTTAAAGTCCTTAGTAATACGCTTGGCGACGGCCCGCGTAATAGGGTTCATTATCCTCGTGGTCACTGCTCAAGCGCAATAGCCCACCCTTGCGAATTCTCATCAACGCCAGTGTCATGGTGTCCACCTCGTCGTCATGCTCGCCTGCGGGAAACGCCAAAATCTCCTCCACAGTGGCCGCAGCCCACGCATTCTCGGGGAACCAAACGTGTCCTGACGCAAACATATCTGCCACGGCATTAAGCCGAGCGATTTTATCCTGCCCCTTGCCGGGACTGAAGTCCTGCACAAATATACCCGACCTGCGCATCTCGTCAATGAGCGGCTGACCACTGGCTTTAGCCTCGACGATCACACTGTCTGGCTCCCACGTCTTGTACTGTTCGTGCGCCATGGCTTTTAGCTCAGGAAACTCGTATTTCCCCTTGACTTTATTCAGCAGTATGACGTTCTGCGTGCCGTCTTCTTCACTCTCAAACACGCCCCACGTATGGCACACGGAAAAGTCAGACCGTTCCTTGGTTGTGAGCGCCGTATCAAACGCCTGCACCATAAAGTCAATCTTTGGCGGGTCATCCTTCTCCCACCAGCGTATCCAGTCCCGTTTTATGATCGCAGCCTCGGCTGCGGTTGGGTTTTGCTGGTATTGAGCGTACCACTGCCACATGATGTGGTGCATTGACGCCCGGGTTTGCTGGAGTGACTCAATTGACCACTGTTCTGGCCAGATTGACTTCTCGTTATCCGTGCCTTCGTTCAAAATTGCAGGGAATTCAAAGGTTTCGTAGCTGTCCCCGCCCTCATTCATGGCGGAATCCTTGATAAGCCTGCCAATCAGGTCCCTTTGGTGCCACCTTGTGTGCAAAACACAGATTTTACCGTCTGGCATGAGTCGAGTACGCAGACCAGCACTGAACCACTCGTATGCATTGTCCAAAGATGTGGTGTTTCCGGCCTTAATGTCCTGCTCAGACAGCGGATCGTCGGCAATAATCAAGTGGGCACCACGACCAGCGAGCGCACCACCCACACCAATCGCAAAATACTCGCCACCTTTGGTCGTATTCCACTGCGCAGCAGCTTTGGCGTCGCTTGCAATGTTTGTATCGGGGAAAATTGCCTTGTATTCGGGCGTATTAATCAGATTTCGCACCTTACGGGCCATGACAACCGCCAAATCTGCAGTGTGTGAGGCCACAATTACCTTGTGGTCAGGGTGTTTTCCCAAGTACCAAGCCGGATAGTAGATAGAAATCATCTGGGATTTACCCATACGAGGTGCCATAGACACCGCAATCCGGTTCTTGAGGTTAGTTTCTACCTCCATCAGCAGGCCACCAAGTCGTTTTAGGTGAACTCCAAACTTATAGTTAGGATCAATGGCAGCAATGAACGATAGAAAGTCGTTCTGGGCTAACTGCTGGCGCTTTCTGCCATCCAACTCTGCAAACATGGCAAGTAACTCCACCGCCTCGTTGGGAGGCAGCTTCTTAGAAATCCGTTCAATGATCTCTGGCGTTAGGGTTTGCTGCATCAGATTGCTTCGACGTCGCTAATATCTATCTGTACTTGAGACTTGGTTGGCTTGG